AGATCAATATTGGTTATCTTCCAATGCTTAATTAACTTAGAAAAGTGTGCAAGTTTATCTGCACCAACTAAAGAAAAATTAGAATTAGATGCAGTCTGTGAAAATGTGCTGTTCTCTGTAAGTCCAGAATAACTACACTTATTCATTATAAAAAATGCTACTGCTTTCTCAAAGTCATCATAAGTATCAATCTCTTTCTTATACTTATTAAAAAGTTGTTTTGCTCTATCAGTTATCCTTTCCCTACCACCTGCATTTAACGTCCTCTGCTTCTCTTCTCGCACCCTCTCAGAGAGTTCTTCACCCCTATCCCTCAACTGAACCCAGAAGTTATAAAGAGGCACATAAAGATCATTAATCCATACTGGTATGTCTGGATTTGATTTAGTTACTTCAATAGCAATAGATCCACCACCTATAAATGGTTCTCTATATTCTGATATAATTGAAGGGAACCAAGGAGATAAAGTCTTAATTGCTTTTGACTTGCCACCTGGATAACGTAAAGGAGTCTTAAGAGACTTCATCATCATGCGAGTGAGCTAATTTACCAGACATTTCATATGCTTCTTTACTTCCACCATGTCCGTGGGCAATTCCCATCTCATGCATCTTAGCATGTTCATCTATAGGATCACGCAAATCTTTCTTACCTGGTCCTATTGTAAGGTATAATCCATACCCCATAATAAAGAACAATAATCCTACAATAATAAAAACTAAAATCATTAGTAAAATCTCTCGTTGTTGTAAGTTTGACCCACTTCTAATTGAATAGTATCTAATATCCTATTTAATGAACGAGCAAATCCTCTATATCCAGATCCAACATATAGTTGACCCAACACTACAGATGTTGTTGCTACACCCCAGAAGATGTAATAAAATTTAGATTTGACTTGGTTTCTTTGTTTTTCTTTAGTAATCATAGTAATCATTATTTAAATTCACATTCTACCATAATCTCTGTCAAACAGGCAAGTAGGTTTATTTCTTGGTCTGCGACGAATGCGATTTGGTACTGGTACTTCGCAATAATAAGAACGGCAGCAGGAATAGTGGAAACGACAAGGGAGTCGTTAAGACTATCGTAAATGCGACGCAATAATACAGAAGAATCATTGTCCAGATTATTGACACACCATTTACGTACTTCCGAAAAGTTCTTTTCTTTGAGGTTTTTAATGAGATCATTTACCTTTACATCACTGAAATGAGCAAGTATACCAGCATCTATCTTTCCACCCACAGCATATCTTTGACACTCATTTAAAACTCTTCTCCAATCAGGAAAATGTTTATTAATAAGTTCTGCAAGGACTTTCTTATCAGTTGCAATCTTTTCTTGTTCTAAGATGGATAAGAGTCTTCCGAAGAATTCTGCTGCAATTTCTTGTTTATACTTTCCCTGAATACCAAACTCAACCACAGCACATCTCGAATGGAGGGGCTCAATGATTTTATTTTTGTAATTGCAAGTGAAAATGAATCTACAGTTCCCTGAGAACTCCTCAATAGACGCTCGCAAGAGGAGCTGTACGTCGGGAGTGGTATTGTCTGCTTCATCGATGATGATGACTTTATGCTTTGCCTCAGACGAGAGAGAGACTGTTGATGCGAAGTTCTTCGCATTATTCCTAACAGTGTCAAGAAAACGTCCTTCATCCGATCCGTTAATGACATAAACATCAACCCCAAGTTCTGCACACAGTGCCTTTGCTACTGTCGTCTTTCCACATCCAGCAGGACCAGAAAGAAGTAAATTAGGCACTTCACCTTTATCTAGGAAATCAAGAAATGTTTTCTTGGTTGCTGCTGGTAAGATACACTCTTCAATTGTTTTGGGTCTATATTTTTCAACCCACAAAAATTCATCACGCATTATTCAAATGTGGAATCTGGTTCTAGTGCAATGTAATATGTTAGATCTTGATTCTTACTAGTAAATCTAGATAGAAGTTTCTGAGAAACAACAACATCATAATTACCAGGCAGAATCTTAATATTCTCTACTTTAAAGTTGAATGAGAATGTTCCATCTGTTTCTCCAACTACAATGGAAAAATCATTTGATGTTTCATTCTTCTTATCTCTAACTAGAACCTTAACAACACCATCACCACCTACCACAGATAGATCGGAAAGTTGATAAATTGCTGCTGCTTTGAGCAACTTATCTAACTGATCAGTGCTTAACTCAAAACTAACAGTTTCATCAGGAAGATTCATCTCCTTTTCAGGAGGAGTTACAATTACTTGAGGATCAGCAAAGAAATATTTTGATCTTGATCTACCTTCTCTAATGATAACATAACTATCATCCTGAAAATCAAGTTCTGGATTATGATGAAGACTTAAACCATTAAGGAATTGTCCCAGATCATAGATACCAAAATTCTTGGGAAGTTCCTCTTCAATTGTTGCTTCAGCAAGAATATTTTTCATCACACTAATCGTGCGAAGTTTTGTTCCCTGCTTAAAAAGAATTGACTGATTAATAGTCGAAAAGTTTTTAAGAAGTGAAAGAGTTTTGTCAGAAAGTTTCATAACCACGGGTCGGAGTTTCATTTAATTGCCCACTAAAATGATAGAGTAGGAGTGAATAGTGTAGTGCTTTAAGTATATCACGTTTTGCTTGTCCCTTCTTGTCGTAACGACTTAGATACTTGATCGCATTAGATCTACAGAATGCTTCTGCATCTCCTACAGATTCTATAAGATCAAGTGTTTGGACGTTATTGTTATCAGAAGTATAATGTCCACCATAAGTGGTAGAAATATAATCCTGAAGAGCTTTGATGGACTCATCTTCTTTATATTTTCTGGGACAATCTTTTTGTATACCAGGTGTTGTAACATGATGTGCTATTGCATCATCATTAGTAGAAAATGTGGTAAATGGACCTGGCATCTCACTTACAAGATGATCAACTGATGCTGCATAGTTAAATTCAGGAGGAATTGATATAGTTAATTCCTCTGCAGAATTTGCTGCAGTATTACCACCACTCACAACCCTCTCTGCTCTCTCCCTATCCTTTGGATCGGTGAAAGGGTTTTCTCTGTCGGGATCATTACGAGTGTAATCATACCATGCATCAGAATGTTCTATATCAGTCGTGATATTAATATCACCACTATCCTGATCTAGAGTGATATCAGTAGGAACATTCACCACTCCTTCATCTGCACCAGTCAATTTAATTTCATCTTTACTCATTGTTTTCTTTTTAATAGGAAAGTTTTCATCAAGTGTTCCATTTAGCACATCATAAGCTAAGCTCCATGCATTAATCATAACTCAACTCTCCTTATTTGGCAACTCAAACTCTGCATCCACTTTATCATATAATTCAAGGAATGCTTGCTTTGTTTCATCATCGAAACGATTGATACACACTTGAAGTGCTTTTGACTTATCCTTAAAGATAGAGAAAGCACGAACAATGTGAACTAATCTACGAGTGCTGATGATCTCTTCGATACCACCATCATAGAATGTTTTACGGATAATGTCACCCCAATCTACAAGTCTTGCAATAAAGTTTGTATCTGTGACACCCAACTGTGATGCAATACCACCAAGAATTCTCTTTTCTACAGATACAGGTGGATACTCTTGCTCAAAGGTTACAGGGAATCTTTCAAGGAATGCTTCATTAAGAACATTAGTTCCTATGAATCTACCATCATCAGATCCTTTACCTTTTGTATTAGCAGTAGCAACTACATTGAATCCTACCGCAGGTTCGACAAACCTACCGATTTTTTTGAGGAACAACCCTTTACCTTCAAGTATGGGTTGGAGGCATAAGATTTTGTTACTAGCCAAGTCAACCTCATCGAGTAACAAGACTGCTCCTCGTTCAAGTGCTTCAATGACAGGTCCGTTATGCCAAACTGTTGCCCCATCAACAAGGCGAAACCCACCAATAAGATCGTCTTCATCAGTTTCAATAGTAATGTTTACACGAATAAGTTCTCTCTTAAGAGAAGCACATACTTGTTCTACACCAAAGGTCTTACCATTCCCTGATAAACCAGTGATAAAAGTAGGATAAAAAAGCTTACTTTGTATAATCCTTCTTT